GAAGAAACTTTAAAGTTGATGATCCAAAGAAATTAAAAACACAATACTTCGTGCATTTTAAATTTTTGCCGGGTTTAGGTTTTTATGGATTTGGATTAATTCATATGATTGGCGGTTTAACAAGAGCAGCCACAAGTGCTCTACGTCAACTTTTAGATGCAGGTACCCTCTCCAATTTGCCTGCAGGATTTAAGCAGAGAGGAATTCGTGTAAACAACGATGCCCAATCTCTCCAACCTGGTGAATTTCGAGATGTCGATGCACCAGGTGGAAACCTTAAAGATGCTTTTATGACTTTGCCTTACAAAGAACCTTCACAAACATTATTATCATTGATGGGAATTTGTGTCACGGCTGGCCAGCGATTCGCGTCAATTGCTGACATGCAGGTAGGTGACGGGAACCAACAGGCTGCTGTTGGAACTACTGTAGCTCTTTTAGAACGTGGTTCGAGAGTCATGTCAGCGATACATAAGAGACTGTATGCGTCTATGAAAATTGAATTTGTTTTATTATCAAATGTATTTTCAACGTATTTACCTCCAGTGTATCCGTATGATGTTGTAGGTGGAAATAATCAAATTAAACAACAAGACTTTGACGACAAAATAGATATTTTACCAGTAGCAGATCCAAATATTTTTTCTTCTACTCAAAGAGTTTCTATTGCACAAACAGAATTACAATTAGCTCAATCTAATCCACAAATGCACAATATGTACGAAGCATATAGAGATATGTATGAGGCAATCGGTGTTAAAAACATTGATCAAATACTTCCGCCTCCTGCACAGCCTCAACCAAAAAATCCAGCATTAGAACACATAGATGCTTTAGGTGGAAAACCTTTTCAAGCATTTACTGGACAAGACCATCAAGCACACATTACAGCGCACTTAGCTTTTATGGGTACGAACATGGCGATGAATAATCCAGTTATTTTATCAGCTTTAGAAAAAAATATTTTTGAACACATGGCATTAATGGCTGACGAACAGGTTCAACTAGAGATGAGAGACAATATTATGCAAATACAACAAATTCAACAAACAATACAACAGAATCCCCAAATGGAACAAAACCCTGAAATCAAACAAGAGTTAGAAAGGCTTCAATTAGAAGTAGAAGCTAGAAAATCAGTTTTAATTGCAGAAATGATGGAAGAGTTTGTGAAAGAGCAACAAAAAGTTATGGGCGGCTTTGGTAATGATCCAATTGCTAAATTAAGAGCCAGAGAGCTAGATCTTAAAGCACAAGACAATAAGAGAAAAGAAAAAGAAGACGAAGCTCGAATTAATTTAGATAAAACTAAAATGTTAATGAATAGAGATCTGCAAGAAGAGAAGATGGATCAAAACGAAGAATTAGCTATGCTTAGAGCTGCAACTTCAATTGAAAAACAAAAAATGTCAAATCGTGCAAAAGCAAAATCTGATGCAACGAAAAGATTTGATGTTACTAAACTTAAAGGTCCTAGAAGCTAATGCCTTTTCAATCTGAAAAGCAAAGAAGATTTCTACACGCTAATCATCCAGAAATAGCAAAGCGTTGGGAAAAAGAATATGCAGGTGGTGGAACCGCACATTTAAATTTTGAACTTAATCAACTTCCTGAATATTATTTGCCAGCTAAAAAAGGAGGCATTGCAAATCATTTTAGAAAAAAATTTGACAATGGAACAGAAGATCCTGAATATTTAGGATGGTTAAAAACATATGAAATAAATCCAGATGCAGCAGCCATGCATCCTAATCATGAACAATATTTACAGATATATAATGAAAGTACGATGGAACAAACATCTACTAATGGAATTTTAGATACTGAAGCTAGTGAGATGGATGTAACAACCACAGAAGCTGGAGATGAAAATACTGGAGGAGAAATGATCAATCTTTTTGCAGAAAATGTTGAAGATCAATCTAATGCTCCTACAACTTTATTTATGAACAGGGGGGGAATTTCTCAACTGGTAAAACAATCTACAGATGGAAAAAGACCAGGATATGGTGGACCTCAAGATTGGGGTCAAGAAGAAAGAGGAACTGGGGCCTATGAAGGAAAAGCGCCAGATACATCTCCAAAAGACGATACCACAAGAACAAGAATTCAAGATGAGACAGACTGGGAACATAGAAAACAAAAAGCAGACGAAATGTTTTCAAAAACTCCAGCATCGGATGAAGAAAAATACGATACTGATTTAGAAGGCATGTCAGACGAAGAAAAATATAATGCGCGAAGAAACATGATAAAAACAAAATATTATGATAGTGACATTAGGATAGAGAAAATTAATAAAAACCGAGATGAAGAAAAAGCTCGACTAGAAAAAAAGATAGCAAAAGGTATACTACCAAAATTTATTGCTGGTGTTATTGGATTACCATTAACAGTAGGATGGAAGGATTTAGGCACAGCCAAAGCTGCTATTGACTTAGCAAAAGTAAATAAAGATTTTAAAAACGATCTTCTAAATGAGAAAGCAACTGTAATGTCTACTCTTGATTTAGATAATCCTAATTCAATGAATAATTCAACAATTGCAAAAATTGATAGTATATTAGAGACTTTAGAGAAAAAAGAAGAAGAAGATAAGAAAGGGGGTGATGATGCTGTACCTCCTATTTTAGAAGTACCTTCGGCTGATGAGGAGGATTACTATGCTTCATATATAACTGATTATCTGGGAAAAATTAGAGCAAAACAAGCTTTAAGAGCTTCTTTGGTTGAGAAAGATATAATTCAAGATAATGAAACTGTAACAGACGATATAACACTGACATTAAATAAGGGTGGACTTGCAAACTTATTTAGAGTAAAAAATCAATATTAGGAGAAAAATTATGAGAAATGATTTTGGAAATAGACCTTATAAACCTAGATTCCCATATTCATCAGATAAAGGATCTAAGAAACAAGGCTATGATGACAGACTTGACGAATCTCTAGGAATGAGAGACGGCAAAGAATCAACTAAGTCTCAAAGCTTTAAAGCTAGAAGAGACGAATCTAAAGGCATGGAGAAAGCTTCAGGAAAAAGAGCTTATTCTTCTGTCGGAACAATGGATAAATAATATGGCAAATACTAGAAGAATGAATAGACTTGAAGAACTAGGTCGTGTGGATGCTGAAAAAGCATTTACTAAAAAAGGTAAAAGAAATCTAAGAGACGAAAAAAAGAGAGTCGTTAGAGAACTAAACAGAAAAGGTGGTGGAATTGCTAAAAGAGGTTTAGGAAAAGCTTTTAGAGGTGGCGGTTTAGTATAATGAAAGATTGGCAAATAGGCTCTGGTTATTGTAAAGAACCAAAAGTAACAGGCATCGTTGGTAAAAACAAAGATGGCTATGGTGATGCAGAAGTCATAAAAGCTACTAACCCAACAGAATCTCAAACTGTTGTTGTTAAAGGTAATAGAGCAATCAGAAAAGATAAAAAGCCAGTTAAAGCTACTTGGTATTAGTATGTGGTTTAGTGCTATTAAATTAGCCGTTTCTGCTGGAAGCAAAATTTATGCTAACAAGCAGAGAGCAAAGATGGCTATGTCTGATGCACAATTGCTGCATGCAGAAAAACAAGCTCGTGGTGAGGAAGCTTACCAGGGAAAACTCTTAGAAGCCCGTCAAACAGATTATAAGGACGAGGTAATTTTGGCGATTCTCACATTGCCAATTTTGGTGCTCGCATATGGAGTTTGGTCAGAGGATCCGGCCGCTATGGACAAGATAAAAATTTTCTTCGAGCATTTCCAGGCATTGCCGACATGGTTCACTAATTTATGGATCCTTGTCGTAGCGAGCGTTTTTGGTATAAAGGGTACTCAAATTTTCAGGAACGGTAAAAAATAATGGCTAAAGATTGGATTAAAGGCGCAATTAAAAGACCGGGAGCATTTACAAAGAAAGCTAAAGACGCAGGAATGTCTGTTAGTAAATATGCAAATAAAGTTTTAAAGAAAGGCAGTAAAGCTGATACTAGAACTAAAAAGCAAGCATCACTTGCAAAAACTTTAAGAAGTTTTCATGCAGATGGTGGTCTAACTAAAGTAGGTGGTTATAAGCCTGTTTTAGGAAACAATAGATTTGGTTATCCAAGTGGTGGGGTACCAGTTAAAAAAGGTGGAAAAGTATAATGGAAGGAATGCATTTACTTTTTAAGTTACAGAAAGAAATTAAAACTGTTCAAGATAATTTGTCAGGTGTTCTGTTAAATGGACAGGTTGACAAATGGGAAAAATACCAATATATGGTAGGACAACTAAAAGCGTATCAAATAGTATTACAGGAAATCTCTAACCTGCTAAAAGATAAGGAGCATGAAAATGAAAACACAACCGACAATATCCACACCCTCAAGCCAAAAGATTAAATTACCTGATACATCTTTGGTGGGTTTAAAAAAATCAGAAGAACCAAAAGAAATTACGAGCGAAAGCTCAAAGCTACCTCAACCAACTGGTTGGAGACTTTTAGTTTTACCATTTAAAATGGATGAAAAAACTAAAGGCGGATTAATTATGAATGAATCTACATTAGAGCGACAACAAGTAGGTTCACAGGTAGGAAATGTTTTAGCTATGGGACCAGAAGCTTACACAGGTAAGCGATTTGCAAATTCTGGACCGTGGTGTAAAAAAGGAGACTGGGTAGTGTTCGCACGATACGCAGGCTCTAGAATACAAATAGAAGGTGGAGAAGTGCGTTTGCTAAATGACGATGAAGTTTTAGCAACAGTCAAGGATCCAATGGATATCTTGCATCAATACTAAATATAAGGAGAAAACTATGCCAGAAACAGAAAAAAAAGATGATAAGATCATAGACTTACCAACAGATGGTCCAGGAGCCGAAGTTACATTACCAGAAGAAACGGTAAAAACTGATATTGACGTTCCTGAAAAAAAACCCGAGGGAGAAGTAGAAATTAAAGAGACTCCTCCTCAGGAAGAAAAACCTTCCGAGTTAATTACGGAAGAAGAACCCAAAAAAGAAGAGCCTAAAAAAGAATTAGAAGAGTATAGCGAAGGAGTTAAGAAAAGAATTGCTAAACTTACTAAACGTATGCGTGAATCAGAACGTCAAAGGGACGAGGCTACAAAATACGCAAGAACAGTTCTTCAAGATAACACGAGTCTTAAAAGTAGACTATCTAAATTAGATACAGGTTATGTATCTGAAATGGAGAATAGAATTTCATCTTCACTTAGTGCAGCTCAATCTAAATTAGCTGCGGCAAGAGAAGAAGGAAGTATAGCCAAAGAAGTAGAAGCCCAAAAGGAAATTGCTAAACTAGGTTATGAAGAAGCAAGATTAGCTGAAATGAAAACAAGACAAGCTGATAGTGCAAAAAAAGAGGAAAGTGTATTAAAACAACCTAATATTCAACAAGATCTTCAGCCGTCTCAAAGACCAAGACCTGATGCAAGAGCAACAGAATGGGCAGAACACAACGAATGGTTTGGTAAAGATAGCGCCATGACCTACACAGCGTTTGATTTGCACAAAAAATTGGTTGAGGATGAAGGGTATGACCCCCAATCTGAAGATTATTATGGAGAACTCGATAGAAGAATAAAGCTTGAGTTTCCCCATAAATTTGGTAAGAGTATAGAACAATCGACTAAGCCGACTCAAACAGTAGCATCTGCTACGCGAGCCGTAAATAAAGCTGGTCGCAAAACTGTGAAACTCACATCATCGCAGGTAGCAATTGCTAAAAAATTGAATGTGCCACTTGAAGAATATGCTAAACAATTAAGTAACGTAGAGGAGTAGAAGCATGAAAAAAAATAAAACTAAAGTGACTGAAACTGCGGAAGCAGTAGAGGTTAAAGAAGACTCTCGCGCATCCACAACTAGAGAAGCTACAAAGCGTCCTGTTGAATGGAAAGAACCAAATGCTTTGGATTCACCCCCTGCGCCGGATGGATTTCGACACAGATGGATAAGAGCCGAAAGCTTAGGATTCGATGACACTAAAAATATTGCTGGTAAGTTAAGATCAGGATATGAATTAGTTAGAGCAGACGAATATGAAGCACAGGGTTATCCAGTCGTTGCAACTGGCAAACACAAGGGAATAATCGGAGTAGGAGGTCTGTTGCTGGCCAGAATACCTAATGAGATCGCCGACGCACGAAGTCGTTTTTATAGCCAAAAAGCTCAAGAGCGAAACGATGCAGTCAAGAACGATCTGCTGAAGGATCAGCACCCGAGTATGCCTATCAGTTATGATAGTAGCAGTACTCGTAGCAAATCTTTCGGTGGTAAGTAAAAGTTTTTTAACAATTACGACCAACGGAAATAATTAACCGTGACTGGAGGTCCGCAAGGACAGGTCACTAACGGAGGAAACAACTATGGCAAATCAAGACGCCGCTTTCGGTCTAAGACCGTTAAAGACTGTTGGTCAACAAGATGATTCCACTGGAATGGGACAACATTGGATAGACGCTGCAGAAGCTAGTGTTATGTATCAAGGTTCTCTAGTAAGCTCACCAGCTACTGGAACTGGATACATCGATATCGCTGGTTTAACTGATGTCTTAAATGTTGGAGCATTTTGGGGATGTTTCTATGATGATCCGACTACAAGAAAACCTACGTTCAAAAACTACTACCCTGGAGGAATAACTCCTCCTCAGAGTCAAGATATCGAAGCTTTTGTTTATGACAGCCCGTATCAGATGTTTGAAATTCAATCAGCTGCTACAGGTGCTTCTGCTCAGGCAGACATCTACAAATGTTGCGATCTTGCTTCTAACGGTGGAAGTACTTCGAACGGAGTATCAAGCGCTGAATCTGCAGACACTTTTGCAGCAGGTCCAGCCCAACTTAAAGTTCTAGGAGTTTCTAGAGATCCAAAAAATAACGAGATAGGTTCAGCTAATGTAAATTGGCGTGTTCAGATCTGTGAACATTTATTTGGTTCTGGAAGCGCCGGAGCAGCCAACTAATAGGGAAGGAGATTAAATTATGGCAATATCACGACAACAACTAGTTAAAGAACTAGAGCCAGGTTTGAACGCCCTGTTCGGCTTGGAATATAAAAGATATGATTCAGAGCATGAAGAAATTTATGCAAAAGAATCTTCTGACAGAGCTTTTGAAGAAGAAGTAATGTTATCTGGCTTTGCTAATGCATATGTTAAACCTGAGGGTTCAGCTGTTGCATTTGACAACGCACAAGAAACATTTACTGCAAGATATACTAATGAAACAGTAGCTCTTGCATTCGCTTTAACTGAAGAAGCTATGGAAGACAACCTGTATGACAGACTTGCGTCTCGTTATACAAAAGCACTAGCAAGATCAATGGCTAACGCTAAACAGATCAAGGCAGCAACACCTTTGAACCAAGGACTACCGTCAGTAGCGGCAGCTTCTTCGTTTCAATCAGGTGACAATGTTAACTTGTTCAACACAGCGCACCCAACGATCTCTGGTTCTTTCCAAAACACGTTAACAACTCAGGCAGACCTTAACGAAACTTCATTGGAGCAAGCTTTAATAGACATTGCAGCAATGACAGATGAGAGAGGGTTAAAAATTGCAGCTAGAGGAATGAAAATGATCGTTCCACCTGAAAATCAATTTAATTCTGACAGATTGTTAAAATCTCAAGGAAGAACTGGTACTGCAGATAATGATATCAATGCAATCAAAAACATGGGAATGATCCCTGAAGGTTACAGAGTAAATCATTATTTAACAGATACTGATTCTTGGTATATCATCACTGATGTGCCGAATGGGATGAAGTACTTTGAAAGATTACCTATCCAAACTAAAATGGAAGGTGATTTCTCAACTGGAAACGTGAGATACAAAGCTAGAGAAAGATACGTCTTCGGATGTTCTGACCCTAGAGGTATCTTCGGAGTTGAAGGTAACTAATCAATAAATTAAGAGGCCGCCTAAAAACGGCCTCTTTCTTAACTATAACAGGTGTGATCATGAAAAAATTCCTAGTACATATCAATGCGTATCAATACCACGCTAAATTTGAAGTTTTAGCTGAAGATAGCGTCGAATCTATTGAACAATCTATTGTTGACAAACTGGGAGAAAAAGTGGTAAAATGGGATTATCTTGGAGAAATGATGGATCCCAAGATTAAACGAATAACCTATGAGGAGGTTGTTGATGGTACAAGAAATGTACAAACAAAAACGGTCCTTGGAGTTGAAGTGGCAGTTGGAGTATGAGCAAAGTGGTAAATATACTCTTAATATGGTCCAAATTGATAATGCTATTAAAAACACTATCAATGAGATCAAACTCGAAGAGGCTAAAATTGCAGATAGAGAAAATGCAATTGTTAATGCTGCCCCCGAAGTTTCTGTGGCTACTTAGATAAAAGTCACATCGCTGAAATCGTACTTTTACTGTAGGATCTCTTGCACTCCACTCAAATCTAATATATAAATTACTCACTATACAATTAAAAATGATATGTAGACGCGTATAGTCGACGGCCTAGAGACTATATA